GAAAAAATGTGTGTCGATATCACTTACTTAAAGTAATCTAATATCTTTATCGTCATATAGTTATCGGTTAAAGCATCTAATAAGTTACTTGGTAATTTATTCATCGTAGCATTCCTCATATTCTTCTTCTTCACCTTCCCAATTGGATTTATTACGTTCATATTTAATTAAGTACTCATCATATTCTCCTTTAGTATACTCAATTTCCTTTAAGATTTCCTCTTCAGTGGATCCTCCTGCTATCATACTCGATCTAATTTCAGCAACTATTGCTTCGAAATCCCTTGGTTTCGGCATAAATGTTTCTTCATCATCTTGATCATATTCAACATAATCACCGTAGTCGTCATCTTCAATCTCAATACCTTCAGCTTTTAATTTGTTATCATGCTCTATTGCTTTCTGTATCGCAGTTGCAAATATATCACCTGTGAAATCAGTTGTACCTTCTTCAGCTGCTGTAATTATACTCAAGTCGATTCTATCATCTTTATTAGCTATTTGTGCTTCAGAATTGTCTTTTGGTTGACTAAAATCCAGCTGATTTACATGTACGATGTTATTATTATTAATTTTCTTATCAAAATCGAACATTTTATCAGCCATCCCAACTATAAAGTTTAACATTTTTGCTCCAAAATTGATCATCATGTTTTCATCTGAATTTATAATCTTCGGGATTGCTTCTTCACTTATCCTTTCATGTCCTTTATTATATATAATTGGAAACTCATATATTTCTTCCGCCCAGTCACTTGATAAATATCTAGTAAAATCTTTATCTCTTATATAATTTTTAACCTTGAAATAAATCGATTTAATTTCTAATAAACTAATTTTATTTGCCTTCGCAAAATAATGTGCTTTTGAATAGATATAAGTTAAATTAAATCCCCTCATTGTAGCCCACACTATAAAATTTCTCATAACTTTTCTTCCAGGATATTTATTAGAATTATCAGCTAATATTAGATCTAACTTTGCATTCATTGTCTTTAAATCAATCAATGTTGATAATTTTGTATTGGGATCCAAGTGTTTATGATTATGTGTTATGAATATATACATTGAATATAGTTTCCTCGCAAATCCCCTCAGCTTCACTTGATTAAAGTAATGTCTCCATATTATTTTAAGGTCTGACAAAGAAGCTATATCATCTACCTTTATATATCTCAAGTAATTATTGTTATTTTTTAATCTTAATTGAAATGGACGAAACAAGCACTTCATTTCTTTTTTATACTCAAGGGTTTGACTATTTTCTAATTTAAACCACACAGGAGCCATTAAGTTAAATATATCCGAACCATCACTCAATTGAGAAATAATATCTAAGTAGATCATATTCTTATTATTATCAAGTAACACAATATTTTCTTTACTACAATTTTGTTTATTATCTATAATACATTTATTAATTTGTATATCATCGAATGTCTCTACCATCGAATTCGTTATTTCTTCTTCAAGGACTTCCTCCCTAAGTGGATTCATGGATTTTAACTTTAAGGACATAAAAGTAATACTTTCTTTAAATTTATTTATATTCATCAGTTTTTGTAAATTTATTTTCTTATTAATCTCTATATAAATATTATTACTAGTTATCTGACTAACAGTTGGCAGAAAGACATTTACACACAAATCTGTCTTAAATATTGAATTAAATTTTTCTGTCTCTAATCCCATTAGCCAATTAATACGTAAGATTATAGTCTTATTGTATTCCAAAAGGTTCCATATAGTGTTAAATATTTCACTACGATCATTAGTATCCTTCGCAAATGACAAATCAAAATAGAATATGTCAAATTCAATATATTTCTTGATTGTGTTGAAATCAAAGATATTCAACCTTTTATCTATTGTAATGCCTGATGCACAGTTGATTAAATCATAAGGATCACCCCTAGTTACTGACAAGTGACTTTGATTTAGATATTCGAGTGCTAAATGACCATCCCCCCTACCAGCACATAAATCAATAATACTCTTATTCTTCAATTTACCTTGCACCTTAAGTCTTATGAACAAACCCAATTGTGATTGATATGATTCAGAGTAAGTAGGTGAATTAAAAGATAATATAGAACATCTATTTCTTAGTATATTGGAATACCAATTTACTAATGAAGATATATCTTTATTACATAACAATTGTTTCAAGGATGTTTCTTGCATACCATAATTCACATATCTACTATAATCAAAATCTTCAATACTACTGAGTATAATATTAAAGTCACTTGATTTCGAATTTAAGTCCACTCTAACCCCATTAAAGACTGAATTATTCAACCTCTTACATGCTTGATGAACTGCAGTAACAATATGTGGTCTCATGTTTGACGGATTTATAAAGTCAAATACTTTTCTCAAAGTCACATTTGTTGATATGAATTTGATTGAATCATCTCTTTGTTCATTACCAAATAATGATAAGGCTATCGATTCAGTTAATTCGTAATTTGTCTTTATTTGATATTCAGTTTCGGATATCTTAATTATATTATATTCAATATAATCATACTCAATCAATAGTGTTAATGCTAGTGTGATAAAACTCCTCTTCTTACCTATAATTTCCATTAATGATGTATTAGATAAGTAACCAATAAATCTATCAATTTCATTGTTGAGATTCATCCTTATTCGTTTTTGTATAGCATCAGAAAGGTTACCCTTATACAGAAATAATTGATCTAAATTCATCAATAGCTTGTCTTCAATCAATGATTTCATAGTTTCAATGGTCAATTCTTTTTTTGTTGCTAATTCATATTCATCTTTAAACCAATCAACATAATGACTCCATATGGTATCTGGAATATCACTCATATCCATAATATACTGTGATTGTCTTAAGCTATTTATATGCCTCATAATATTATTTAATATGCTATGATATTGACTATACTCAGACTTAAATGTGGAAGTCAATAATTTCGTGTCAATTTGATTATAATCCTTACCCGCAGCGAGCAATTCACTAATTGTACTTATTTTCTGGCCCATAGTTGTTAAATTAAGCATATAATTACCAAGAATAGGGAATGTTGAATCAGTCTCAATTTTGCATATATAGTTCTTTCTAACATCCTCAGCAGATATCATTTTAACATCTGACATGTCGTAATTTATTACTTCTGATGTATCCTTCAGATAAACTATTCTCAATAAGTGCTTGAATACAAATTTGCACCTCATATAATCAAAATTAATGTTGCTGTCTTCACCACCAGTTAATAGAATGAACTGTGGAGAAATGTTTATATGTACTGAACCTGATAATCTTGGGAATACTCTTAATGCAGATGCTGATTTGAATCCTCTATTATCAGTTCGATGAAATATTTCACCTCCAGCAGGAACCATACAAAACTCCTTCAGATCATCATATTTCTTATCCGTGTAAAATGATAATAGGTAATCACAAGTAGTTCTAGCATTATTCCACTTAAAGTCCCCTTCTTTTATCCTAACTAAACTTAACATAGATGAATGTATCAACCACTTTGTAAATTTGATTAATTCAAAGATTCTATGTTCTATTGGATTTGGCAATAAGGATAATTCTTCATACCTAGTTTGATATTTAGGCTTAATAGCTTTATTATATAAGGGCTTATGATACTTCATTACTCCATTCTGATCTTTTTGCTTTTCACGCAACAAGGTACTCGAGATTATATGACCTAACGGTGATCTAATAAATGGTTTATCATAAGTTGGTTCACAAGGGTCAATAAATCTATAGTTAGGATATGCCAAGGATCTTAATTTATTCAGAATAACCTCAGGAGCATTATTCAATATTTCCTTAATATCATCAACACCATCAAAATCTTCAATTTCATAAAAGAAACTTGATGCATAGACTGAACTCCTAAATATCTCAGCAATAAACTTATGTTGATCATTTATGTATTTGAGAATAGTCCCGCTATTGTTAAATTTACTTAAGAAAGTATTTATCAATTCAACACTTGATAAATCTATATATTTCCGTACTATGCGATAACTAAATCCTTCTCTCCATAAATGGCATAACATATTATTCATAGGTTCACGATGATTAGCTGATTCAAGATATTTCATTATTTCTTTATTATTGAACTTCTTTCTGGTTAAACATTGGATAATTGATGCTTTGATTATATCTTTATAAGTTTTGACAGTTTGAAGAGGAGGATACCTATAAGCCAGTAATTCATGTTCACGTCTCATATTAATTTTAGGATTATACTTGCTTAATATAAATTTCATCCAGTAGTTATAATCCACATTAAATATATTGATTAACTTCATTGAAAATTCTAACCACTTAACTCTTGAATCAGAATAACCTGCTATTGCTTGCTCTTCTAAAGTCAATAGACCCATACCGCCCAAGTTTTGTGGTGTGTATAGTTTCATTAACCAGAATAAATTTAGATTATTCTTACCACTGTTTTCTAACATAATACTAGAACACCTATCAATGATTGATGATCTTTGATGCATCCTTGAATCATGCACTAAAATTAAGCTGGTCAGCATAATTATCAATTCATGATTCTCATCTAATGTTATCCATTTTGTACCTTCTTTGCATGTCAAAGTATCATCCTCTCGCCTCAGCGTATAATGTCTCTTATTATATTCAATTGGGTAAACTCTTTTATTCTCTAATAATTCTGTTAATGTTAATCCTGATTTGACATTTAGTGATTCTAAGTAATTCTTTAATGTAACAGGCAATATATGACTCAATTTACATTCAATGCTATACTTAGTTATATCATTAATAAATGAGGGAAAACTACATAATAAACTGTACAAATGTTTAAAGTATACAACTGTAAATATGTCATTATTATTATCAAATGCTGAACTAGTACTGGCGCTAATTGCATCAATTTCCATTTGTTCACAATAATATCTAGTACAAGTAAACATACTCATAGATAGTAACTTTTTGAGTGTTGTAGATAAATGTTCTCCGTTCCAGTAATGTTGTTTTAACATTGTACATCTACTAGCACTTAATTGACTTTGTTTTATTTTAGTTAACTGACCATATCTAAGATATTGCTCTTGTGCCATTAAGAAGATTAAATTTGGATCAATCTCACCTTTTACTTTAAATATAAGATTAATATCATCAGAGTAAGTCAATATAGATATTACATCCAATTTATGATCTTCAGCAAATAATCTCATAATCATAGCAGATTGTAATCCCCAAAGTTGATTCATCCAACCTTCAATCGCACCGTATTGTCCAGTACTCACGTAAAATTGACATAATTCTCTATTTTCTTGAATCACGACTTGATCACGAAATATACGATATGTGTTACCTTTTCCTACTTGCCCATAAAGACCCATTATGAATTCTAGCAATGGTTCACAATTATCCATGGACATAGATTGATTGTGCCCTGAAATATCTAATAGAAGAGAATATGTATCTGTGGCAATAACTTCTTGAGATGAGGTAAACATTAATTCTTTTCGTTCCATATCGTTCATAGTCATTATTTGATCAGAATAGTAACCGAGAGCATGTTTAACATCCGCCATCATTTTACTGAGACTGAGTTTTAATTGATAAGAACCTATACCAAAAAATCTACCTTCTGGTTTCTGTTCTTTTTCTTTATCAACTAATCTAGTAATTTGACCATTAATTTCCTTGGTACCAAGAATATCATAAATGAAATCATTAACTTCATTTGGATCATTTAAAACTCTACTTTTATGTTTCAATTGTGGTTTATAATTTTCTAATAATTCAGATATATCCTTCACATGAAGATCTGACCGATTCAAAAATTCATCAATTTCTTTAGTACTATTATTCTTAGTAGCATCATATTTATCCTTGGTACATGCTGTATCCTTTAAGTTCATAGTTGACTCAGCGTACACTCTTGTATCCAAACAATCAAAAGGTGTCAACCTGTTCCAGTGGTCTAAGTCTTCATAATCTATGAATGCATTCATTCCTTGTTTATCAATCTTACTTTTAAAAGTTTTTGCGAAAGGTGTGTTCTCTTTAAGATTAGGACACTTACCATGAGTCTTAATGAATCCTCGAGTGAATTCCCGTTTGCTCACTAACATCAATCTATTCATATCACTCTTATAAGTCTTAAAACGCTTGCTTGTGCGATTATGATACTTGGTCCAGCCAGCTATATAATCAATTTCAGC